GTTTTAGTGTACTCTAACTTTAACGTTTCGTATTGGAAACTAACACCACCACGCTTAAGTTGGTTAGCTAGTGTAGCTTCGAATCCGGATCGATAATTAGAAGTTCGCTGTGAGCGTCGTTTCTTCTGTCTCTTCCGCATCAAATGCTCCGGTCAAGTCTTCACCTCCGTTAGCTACGTATCCTTCTTCTTCGGTAAAACCAAACTTTTCAGCAGCCACTCCGCCTACGCCACCGTTAGCTAACTTCAATACCTGCACTCCTTCAATCTGAAAAGTCACTCCAAAACCCATCAAATCTGTGTGCCAAAAGTTACAAGTGAAAGCTACTACTACCTCACTGCCACCCCACACTTGTACATCTTTAGGTAAAGGTTGAGTTTTTGAATCGTACATAGGAACACTAAAGAAATATTCCTTACCATCCTTAGCTTTCGTGCCTCCTTTAAGTTTTGTCTTAACAATTATAGCACCATCTTTAGATACAATAGGTAAAGCAGCTGTCTTAATCTTTACGCCTTGTCTTTCCTGTTCTGCTTGCAGTGCGTTTTCATACAAAGGTTTCAGTTCTGCTTTTAGTTGCTCGACTACCTCTGGTGTTACTACAACATCGCATTGATACTCACCGTACTCCTTCTTGTACGTTTTATTAGGTTCGTTTAAGTGGCAGAACTTAGCAGTTCCTTTTACTTTTAGTATTTCTTTTTTTATTCTAGCTTTTACTGTCATTTTTCTCAGTGTGTTATTGGTTATTAAGATAGCAGATACTGCTGGCGTTTTACTGCGGACACATCTAAGTCTCCAAGTTCCGGCACATCAGGCAGTTCTGCATCTGGGTTGTTGTTGATTTGCTCCGCACGGAACTCGCTTAGGAGATCAACAGTGAAAGTCTTAGCGTACATCTCTCTTACTATTTGGTGTATCTTTCTTGCATTGGATGCGTGTGTTACAAAACAGTCATGAATAGTACCGAGATCAAAGTCAACACTGTTTGCTACTTGGTGTACGATACAAGCGTCTAAGCTGTGTATAAAGTTAGCAGTGACTGCGTTTGTTTGTCCCTTTGCATCGATCTCATCTAATACTTTGTCAGTTTGTATAGTGATGTTTACATTTTGAAAGACAGATTCTACTTCTACTTTCTTATACTTACGGTAACTTTGTACTACTTTAAATCCTGTGGGTGTAGTCCAAGTGATCGCTTTGTCGTACCCCAGTGCTCGTACACTTTCACGTAAGAACTTCATCACTCTGTTTACTGGACGACACGCTTCATTAGCTAATCGATTGACGATCTTACACAGGTAGATAACAGCAGTAAGCATCTCACCTGTACTTGACCAGTTGTGATTTACTCCGATACTTTTAAAGACATCTTGTACGAGATTATAATGTGTAGCACCGTACGGACGGTTCATAACTGCAAGCTTTGCTAACTTCCTAGAGATGCCGTACTTCAACCACTCCTGTGCTATTATACTTTCATCTTGTTTTAACTCCTCGTACACACGGTCAGCAAACTCAGTGTACATATCATTAGCTCGGTCCTCTTCTACCAAGTTACACATCCGTCCGGTCTCTTTGTCCCGCAGTAATAACGAAAGTATTTGCATACCGTTGTTGCTACAGTCTTGGCGAACAGGAAGATAACTAACATATCCGTACCCCTCCTCTGTAAACTGCTTGTACTCCAGACAGAATCGAAGGAAACAAAACGGATCACTTGCATCTGTCCACCAATCTGTACCGTGTGGATCGTTCGCTGCTTCAAGTATAAAGTTCTGTCGCTTACCTACCCACTCCAGTCGCTCCGCTCTTGTACCTTTTACTCCCCACATATTAGCTCCGTGTATAAGTACAGCTTCCAAGTCCTCTTCATCCACCACTTGTTGTCCGTTACTGAAGTCTAACAAGCTCTTCGCTAAGTCAGACCCTTGCGGATGTAAGTAGTACGGTAAAGCGTACACTCTGCCCCTGTAATCACAACGGTACGGAAAGTAAAACTTATCCCACTCACTGTATATCTTAGCGAGGTGTAGCACACGTACGGTCAGGTAACGTTTACTGCCGTTCGCTTCGTTGACTGCTTTGATGTCCTTTTGCTTCAGCTTCCACGCCCGTAACTCATGCTCATCATCCCCATTGTACCTCGGTTGCTCTGGTATCTCGGAGAAGTTCGGTATGTTTCCTACCACTCGCTTGTTGTCGTAACATTTTCGAGTAATTTCTAAAATCTCTTTGTTAATTTTCCAACTTACTTTCTGTAACTTATTAATAGCACCGAATGCGTGTGTATAACTACTCTCGTAATCTTTAAACCAAGACATAGGTTTCCCTGTGAAGAACTCTTGCGGTGGCATATGCTTTAAGCTGTACCCTCCACCCACTAATGTGTACCAATCAACAGGTTCGTCAGGCAGTGCCATCTTAAACACACGAGTTGTTTCTTTCCACGCATCAAACCGTTTGACCCAGTCTGTATATCCACCACTCGCTTTGACGATACGCTCCGGCTTGTGTCCCTTCTGTCTACCAAGTGCAAAGTCTAACTCCCATATCCCTGTCTCTTCACGGATCGTTTCTAGCAACCAAGCACCCAGCCCTGCCTTGCACCTACTGTCCCACAGTGTGAACCGTTCCTCTTCGAAGTCGTAAAACTGCTTGAGCTTCATCGCTTTCGATCGGTCGTCAAGAGCAAGTAAGTCTTTCTTGTGTGGGTGCATCTCTTCCATCGCTTTGTCCCACCTCGCTTGGTTCTCAAATGCTTTTCCGATCTTGTACGCCATCCGTCCGACAGGTAAATTAAAGTGGAGGTGGTCTAGTAAAGTTTGTAAAGCTATACTAGCTATCTGATACGGACACATATCAAGGACGAAGGTAAGGAACAACGGTGTAGTGTGCTGTGTGTTACCTCCGAATGTATACATGAAGTCCTCTACTTTCTTGCCTAACTTTGGAGCCATGACTTTTAACATACGCTTAGATGCTTCCGTCTTAGACGACTCCCCTTCCATCCTCAGTTTTGCTTGTCGGTTACGGTACGCTGTGCGTCCCCACTCCCTCATCCGCCAAGCGTGTCCTCTTGTTTTCTTTGTCATATGTTACTGTGAATAGTTATTGAACCAACAGCTAGGCAAAGTACGAGCAGTAGATGTACGATACGCTACCAACCTGCCGTCCTCGGTTCGTTCGTACTCACCGTTCTTGTCCATCTTAAATCCAGTCACTTGGTTCTGTGCGAAGAAGTAATCAAACCCCTCACGGATAGCCTCGTGATCAACACCACTCCAGTTAAAAGGTAAGTCAGTCGGTTCGAAGTCTGCGTACTCTATCATCTGATTTAATTATGTCGTTCTCTGCTTCCCAAAATTGTCCGTCCACGTAAAAAGGTTCACTTTCTTGGGTCGTCAAGTCGGTGCTCGAACAGGAAGTCTTCAATCTCATCCTCATCCAAACCTTCAATTTCTTCCAGTATCCACTCCCGTTCTCTTTCTTGTTCATCTGCTTCATCGTATGGGTTGTTAGCGTTCAGCCAGTTGTCGTAGTTAACTCCGTTCATCTCGTTGTTGTTGTATTTCGTTCGGGTAAATAATCCTGTATTAATCACGGTACATCCAAGCTGTAAAGATTATTGCTACCAGTGCTACACAAAATAGTGTCATCATTGTCATAAGTATATATTCTCCTTCGGTTAAGGTCATAGTGGTATGCTTAAAGACTCTTCGGTGTTGATAGAATAGTGCGGACGATCTTCGGTTGGTTTGTCCAATCCATACGCACACATACTCCACTCGTAAGGTTGTTTCTCATTCGCTTCCGATATATTGTAGTCAATCAAGTCGCCATTCTCTAAAGTATAACAATCCCAGTAATCAAAGAGATCAGTACAATCAGGGTTGGACTCAGCAGTTTTAATGTGCTTTCTACCGATAGCTTGTAGCTCGGTTATAGTTGTTTGGTCTAATTTCAATTCACTCATTGGTTGTATAGAATTTTAAATACTTGTTCCATGATCTCTTCTCGTTGCTCTTGAGATACATTAGCGTTGTACATCAGTACTTCATCGATAGCTCGTAACGGACAAGCGTCTTCGTTGTGGTTGTTGTCATCGACATTGGCTTCTGTGCATCCGCAAGGCTCACGCCATGTATCGGTTGAATCTAGGTATAAGTTACTCATTGGTTGTATTGGTTTCTTGTTCTTTCTCTCGGTTAAACTGCTCACGCTCAAGCTCAAGCAATCGTTCACGGACAGTTATATTGTCAGGCATCTTGTGTTTTAAGGACAGGTAATGCTGTATCAAAGCCTCAAGGCTATCGTCGCATAGGTCGTTCATATCTAAAAAGTCGGTTAATTTGTTAGTCATTGATTAAGCAGTCTGGACATTTATCATGCGATTCAAAGTCTTTTCCGTGAATAGTCAACCCACAATCTTTGCAGACAGGTACGCTACGCTTTCCAAGCTGTTTGATAACACCCTTTGCTTGCTCGATGAAATGCTCCTTTGATTCGGCTGTGCCTTGGTACTCAGGATAATTTCTACAGCACCACAAAAGTTGAGGTGTAAGGCTGTATCGTTCGTTGTCAATTCGATAGAAGAACGCTATTTGCTTTCCGTGGTGATCGGTTAAGTAGATGGTTACGCTCATTCGGATAACAACTCCTTGTATTGCAAGCCAACAAAGAAATCAGTTCCTATCTCAAGGCTATTCTCTGTATCGTAAAACCAGTCCATGAAGCTGTGAGTGTCGGTTACATGGTCAGGTAAGGTTAACTTTATATCGTTCTCTTTGACCCACTCTTTGATGGTAGGTAAGACATTCACCTCTCGGTTATCAAAGACATAAATATCATCTTCTTCCCCATGTGCACGGATAGTTAAAACTAGTATTTTCATCATTCTTTTATAAGTTGTACAGTGTGGAAGCGTTGTCTCAGCGACTTGGCAAGCTTTTGACCCGTTGCTTTGGCTTTCTCTTTGCTGTTTTCGATGATGGTTGCAATGCGGACAGGTGTGTTGCTGTCGTCTAAAACCATTACTTGATATTGGCGTTTCATATTATGAGAAAAGGATTGCCCCAAGTATGCATACCCAAGAAATTGCTAGAAAGATGGGCAAGCCTACACTTGTGAGACGATCAAATAGAGTAGGTTTGAAAAGTTGGTTTGCGATTTGATCGGATGGTGATGGAATGCGATTGATTACTTTGATTTGTTTCATATTGATCTTAATTAAATAATGGATTTCTGGATACTCTGGTAAGTTTACGCTGTGCACCTATAAAGGTATTACAGTAAAAAGTGAACTCGCCATAAGTAGCTTTGATTTCTTCTTTTTTGGTGATCGTATTGTAGCAAGTGTGAATGCGTCCACCTCGATATGGTATAGTATTAAAACAGTTTTTGCTCATACAGCTACCTCCGATTCGATGGTTTGATAAGCTGAATAGATGCCATTGCGAATAAGAAAGAAAGAAATCCAAGTCATGTGAGTATTTAAATCACGCATTGCATCCTCATTATCAAACTCAAAACCATTGTCTCTGACTTCATCAACCGCTTGCATAAATAGCTCATGGTTATATTCACGCATCATGTTCACCAAATCCCAAGCTTTGGCATAATAAATAACATATTGGCAACCATCAGCGATTTCATGAATGCGGTCAGTCACCTCAATATCGTCTGAGTATGAGTCATTAATATCTTCTGCCAAGCGTTGGCAGTAAT